CTTCAGTCCAAGCTTTAGCTGTTTCAGCATCTGTGTGAACAGGTGATGGGTCATCGTGCATTACAGTTTGAATAACCGTATAAGTTGCACCTTTAGGAGTTTTTGCTTTAGCTAATTCAATGATTAAATCACGTCCATTAACAGGGTCAGTAATATCACCTTTAGCCTTCCAAATTGGAATAATTTTGTCAAGGATACCTTCGTTTTTGTAGTTGTGTTTAAAACGCCAGAATTTAACTCCATCCGCTTCGTTATCTCGGTCAACTACTTTAACAATATAAAATTTACGTGGTTTATACGCCTTCGCAAGTTCTTTATCAGATTCTTTACCTGTTGACATTAATTCATCATGAATTTCTGTCAAAGGTGAACGCTCGTTGTCGTTCTTTCCTGGGTCATAGATTTTATTCCATTTACCCTCAACTTGTACTTCGTGATACCAAACTTCTTTGAAGGGTGATGACCCGTCAGGTGTTGGTAAAATACGAAGACGTTTTTGTCCTGAATTTTCATTATTTGGAAGGATAGCCGCAAAGTATTTTTTCATTCTGTCTTCTTGAGACATTTTTGAGGTGTTACTTCCACCTGATTTCGCTTTTTCGTACTGAGCGAGTACAGCATCTAAAGAATTTGTCGCCATTGTTTATAGAAATTTAAGTTAATAATTCAAGTATAGTTGTGTCAGCCGTAATAGTCAAATAATTTTTATCTGTAACTGTATGATTGTGTATCATCATCAGAAGCCAAATAATCATTAAAACTATTTTTGATTTCAGAAGGTGAATATCCTTCAACATCATCTGATGTGATAACATATTCATTTTTTCCTGATTTTTCAATATCTTCCATTTTGTCATCAAAAAAATCAGTTAATTTTTGATTAAATGGACCAGAGTCAAGACTTCTCAATTCCAATTTTTCTTGTGGAGTCTTCTCTCTATATTTTTCAATCTTTTGTTCAATACTGTTAATCTTATTCATAATATTATCCATTTCAGATAATTTACCTTCTAAACTTGAAAGTTGGTTGAATAAGTTTTCAAAGTATTCAGATTGTTTTTCTTCCATATTTTTTTGAGATGTCACTAAATCAGTGATATCTAATTCTTCAGTATCACCTGAATCTTCAGTACTTTCTCCTTTGTCGTCTATTTTTTCAACATCAGGGTCATTTTCAACATCCACAGGTGTTGGTTCCGCAGGAGCTGCAGGAGCAGGTGCGGTAGCATCTGTCGGTGGGACATCCGGTTCACCACCAGGAGGTGGGGGCGGTAATTCTTCACCAGGTGCCGGTGGTAAATCAGGAGCGTCTTGCTCCATAATGTATTTGTTGATTTTGTTATATCTTGTTAACTCCTCAATAATTGTTTTAGACACGTCCATTTTTTTAACCGTTCAATAATTGTTTATATCCTTGTGTAGTTTCTACATTAATTTTTTTGTTAATTGTCATAGTGTTACCTACTCTTTCAATCAATCCATCTTTCATTCTCACTGTGTAGCAATCTCCAGTATCCAAATCACAAACTTCTTTATAACCGTTACCTTTGTCGGTTTCAGTAATCCTTGTATTTTTACCAAGGTATCTATCTAAAGCTTCTTTTGTATTCATAACTTTTTATTTATAAATATATCATTATTTTGAATTATGCTTGAGTAAGCACATTTATATTGTTTGGGTCGGATAAATTAACAGGATTCAATATTAAATAAGATTGCTGAACTTTTTCTCTAATACTAGCATAACTTAACGCATTTGTTGAAATATAATTATCATAATATTCATCGGTTTGTTGGGATTGTAATGACCAATATTTAATATACAATCTAGTTAAATCTTCTATTATAGTAGCGTTTGTAGAGTAAGCTAATTCTGAATAGTAGTTCTTTAAATATAAATCCATAAATTGTAAATTATTCTTTATACTTGGGAATTTAACAATTGGAGATAACTTATTACCAAAAGTTAAACAAGTATATTCCTTTTTATCATCAAATTTGGTAGGTAAATTTCCAGACCATTTTCTAGATAAATTTACATTTGTTAAATTATTGTTAAAGAACTTAATATTACCGTCTGAATTATTTGAAAGGTATACCAATGTAAATAAAGCAGCTTTCTTTTGTAGAGTATCTGCAACAATTCCAATTTCTTCAATAACTTTATTATAACTTAATGTTTTACTATCTCCTGTAATTTTAACATAAGAACTATATGCCGAATTTGTGTCACAACTTTCATTCTTGGTATCCACAGGATTTTGTGTTACAGAATTAGTAGTCTGTTGATTTGCAGCAGTAACCGTTGTTGCAGATTTAGCTTGTCTATCTTTTTCTTTTTTAACTTGTTCGTAGTAATTTTTAGAAATTTCTAATTTTAAACTCGTTAATAATCCTTGTTGGTCAGGTAATGTGTAAATTTTTTGTCTTACACCTGAAAATGTAGTTTCAAATGAACCAGGCGCAATACTGTGATTTACTTCAAGTATTAAATAAGGTCCACTAAACATTGGGACATTTCTTAATGTAAAATACATTACAGGTTGAATAGTCGCATTACCCATAGACTGAACTGTACAAGAGTAGCTTCTATTTTTATATAAGTTAAATAAACTAACGTTTTGAGTTTGTGACCTTTTTCCATTTGTTAATTGTGATAATTCATATTGCATTAATAATGACTCCGATGTTGCTTTACCAATATCTTGAGCCAAGTTTAAATTGTAAAACATACTTTGTTTTTGTAACCCAAAGTCAACCGCAAATCCAACAACTTTATTTGATTTTTCATTTCCGGTTGAGCCATCAACAGACTTTAATGGATTATCTTGAGCTTTGTCAATTCTAAATGAGTCATCACAAAATCCATTTTGTTTGGTGTCAATTAAAGTATTACTTGATGGGTCTGATGATAATATGTTTACAAATTTAGTATTTGTATCAGTGTAATCAACTTCAGTGAATGTACCAAACATTAAGTTAGCACTTTCTTGAGGTCCTCCAGCACCATTTTTTTGATTATAAAAGTTAATATATCCCGGCATTGTAAATGTTACAAAGTGATGGTCTTTAAGTATTTCAGCAATAATTGTGTATATTGAAGTTGCAGGGTCTACAGATTTTATTTTATTGTTAACTTTAAAAATGTCAACTAATATCTTATCCCCAACATCTCGGCTAGCTTTATCTAAAAATAAGAAAGATTCCATAAATGAGTCTTGGTCAAAGTTGTTAGACGCAACCCATTTATCATTTAAAGCCTTAAACATATCATAGTATTCAACTTTTTCTTTACCCCCAACTAATGCCGATGATATTGTTTTGATACTTTCAATTTTAACTGCCGGTAAAGTTTTTTGTAATGTTGTTAATGTATTATTTAATACATTATTTTTAAATAAATTTTTATTTGCCAAATACAATCTGTTATCACTAATAAAACTAGAAGTCGGATTAGTTGGATTTTTAAAAACGTAACTTGAATACAATTTAATAATTGGAGCTAATAACTTAATGTTATTTTCAGTAAAAGGGATATCAAATATTTCAAAGAAATTCGTAATACTTGACCCTGTGTTAGAATAAACATTACCACCAATCGTTGAAAATCCTACGTATTCCCTTAAAGTAACCCATTCGTTAGGGTAATTAAATTGTGAATCCGATAAACTAACCGCATTATTTGCCGTAGGTAATGCGTTTGGTGTTAAAATTTTATATGACCCAAAATCAATAGGGTCAACCACTAATTGAGTTGTAGAGTCACTAAAGAAAGAATCATAGATTGCTCTATTATAATCATATGGGTTTGCTCTTTTTAACACAACATCAACATTTAAAAATTGTGTTAAAGTTTGAAGCTTATTATTAAACTGATTATTTTGAATTTGAGAAATGACTTGTTGTGAATTAGTACCATTTAAATTAGGTACTTTAAGTAACAACTTCATAATCATTTGGAAATTTTTATATTCTGAAATTGTGGTTGCCTCTGAATTTGTACTTGAATATTCTTTTTGCGGTTGGGAGAATTTTAAAAATTCTTGTTCAAAAATATCTAATTCATCTTTAGTAAAGACACCAAATATATCTTCAATTTTAGAATAACCATTTTGATAAATAAATGTAAATTCATTCTGTTGTTTTGAGTCAGAATGTATATTTGTCATATACTCATCATAGTTTGGTTTAGTAATTCCCGTTGGGTCAAAATATCCAAAATGAGGGTTTGACCAATCTAATCTAACTGAACCATTATATGTACCAGGAACATCAAAATCTTTTTGTAAATCCCCTGTTCCTGTATTAAAGAATTCATAATATAATTGATTTACATTAGAACCAAATGATGGTAACACATAATAACTTCCGTCATTATTTGTAGTATTTTTAAGTGCACAAGAATATGTGGAAATGTTTAAATATAATGCCGGGTCGTATGTACTTTCATTACTTGAAATTCTTGTACTATTTGGAGAATACATTTTAAATGTACCGTCAGACAAATAATACGACATTGTATTATTAATATTTGTATAGTTTAAATCAATTAAATCGTAACCATTATAAAAATAACTAAAATCATTAATTAGTTTAGGATAAAATCCTAATGAAATTGTTTCATATACAAACCCTGGTAAACTTATCACATCAATATTTTTAAGAGTAATATTAAATGTTTCAGTTGTTGATGTTATAGTATATGTTGTATCAGTATTACCATCTATAGGGTTATAATCTGATTCGTAATTAAATGACTTCCAACATTCATCTAAAATATCAACACCTGTTTCAAGATACGTTTTATAACGGTACCAAATAGAACCATATTTTAAAATCCAAGCATACGGTAATTTGTGTAACCCACCAAATTTTCTAAACGAAGATGCAATATAATCTAATTCAGTATAATTCTGATTGCCTGTTCCAGTACCAGTAACTTGCATATATTCTTTATACCTTTCTCTTAAAGTTGCCAAAGGTAATGAATTGAGGAAAAGATATGCGGATTGAACATATGCAGTATTTGAACCGTTTTTTTCATTTTGAACTCCATTCTTAATTGAGTTAATAAAGAAAGGAGTATTAAACATTGACGTACATTGAGCTTGTGACATCAATCCTTTATAATTGTCATAAAATACACTACCAATAGTTACTAATGAATTTTTAGTATCAGTTAATAAGTTAGTGTAAAAATCATTATTAAAATTACTTGTATTAATTTGTTGTGACTTTCTATAATTAAAATTTGTCACGGGTCTATTAAAATCAAAATCCGTATTTTTATCGTAGTTAGTAACAGTTTTTAATGTTGGATTAAACATTATTGATTGAGAAGTACTATTAAATAAATCATAATTTGAAATACTTTTACCGTCTGAAATGTTAGAGTTAATCCAATCATTACTAATAAATGGTAACGTGTCGTAAAAATAATATTTGTTGTGAGTACTACCCTGAAAATATGATGTTAATGATTCAGGTTTGTCAAAATCAGGGATTGGTTGTGAAAAATCTGTTGGGAAATTAAAATATAATTTAGATGGTACTTGTGTTGTTTCATAAATTTCTTGAGTGACAAATCTATCTCTAATATATTTGTTCCACGATTCCCCATTACCGTTATTTGAAATATGTTTTAAATAATCATCATAACCCGCAACATCAGGTTTATAATTAACCAATAAATCTAAAAGGAATGGATTACTTGTACCAATACTACTTGTAATACTTTTTGAAGTCGCTTCAGTAATTAAATTAATTAATTGTGTTTTTTGATTTTCTTCTCTATCAAATCCTTGGTAATATGTTTGTAACATAATCCTTTCAATTATTTCATAGAAAAATTTTGTTTCGTCTTTATCAGAAAAAATTAAACTACTAATAGGGGTATCAAATGTTGATAAAGATAATCTATAAACATCTTTATTTTCATTTTGATTTGAGACATACGGATTCGGAGTACTTTCTCTTTGAGCATATCCCTTAACAAATTCTTCAACAAATTCAACTTCAGGCCATATCTCATAATTTTGAGATTGGACTGCGTTTTGATATTCAGGTTCACCAGGGTAAGCAATTTCATATTTAGTATCTCCTGATGCAGTAGTTTCTTTAACTGTAAATAAAGGCCAAGGAAAAACTTCAGAAGTTGATACAGGTTGAGAAGTATTATTACAATTCACATCATTAATTGTAAATTTACCCTTACGATATTCATTGTTTCTTTGTTCATAAGCTTTAGTATGAACATCATCTAATAATCCATAAAACGCTTCAACACTTACCACAAAAACGGCAACAATATTTCGGATAGTAGGTGAAAACCCTATACCCGCACCATTTGGGCTTGTCAATATTTTTTCTAATTCATTTGCAATTTTTTCTTCATATGATTTACGTCTCTCAATTGATTTTTTCTTTAACTCATTAGTATAGTACATAAACGTACTTTCATTACCCTCAAAAACAAAAAACTGATTGGGTACAGGTTTTACGTCATAACCATCAGCACTTACCGCAACTGCCCCTCCAATAACTTTAGACAAACTAGCTGTAAATTCAGTTAATCCTGAAGCTGGCGGTTGTTTATGATATCTAGCAATATAAGTTGACTCAATATCAATTTGGTCAACAGTAAATGAAATTTCTAAATCTTCTATTTTTATTTTTGATGGTAAACTTAAACTACTTTTATTTAATAAATCATTATAATTTAAAATTATTTTATTAAGTTCTTGAATCGCATTTGTTTTATCCTGTTGAGTAATTTCCCCAGTTTTACCTTTAGTATTAAATTTAGTCTTAAAAGTATAATATTTTCTTTTTGTAACTTTATCAATAAAAAAATCTGAAGTATCCATATATTGATTAAACCACGAATCCCCACCACCATATAAATAAACATTTCCTTGGTACTTCTCAACATTATCTAAATAAGTGTCGCAATCTGTAAGTGGTTGAAAATCAACCTGTCCTGAATTAGTTAAAACATCTTGAACGAATTTATCTAATTTGTATTGTAATTCCTGAACAGTAATATTTGGAAAGTTTGCAGGTAAAGTACCATTAGCCCTATACTTGTCATAAAGTTGTACCATTTTTTGGTATCCCTTTTGAGATGTCTGAACTTCACTAACACTTTGATTACTACTATTTGATGTATTACTTTGTTTTGTTATTGTAAATTTTGATGTATACATATGTGGGGTCGCTAACACCTCACCTAAAGTAACTTCCCCAAATGGTCCGTATTTGTACGCTATGAACACTAAAGTAACTATAAAGTTACCTGAAGATGAATCATATGATGAATTAAATTTTTGTAGTAACAATGGATACCTAACCGCCTTACCATAAAAACCTTTAAGAGTTAAATAAAATACAGGATATGGTAATGTGAAAAATGCTGCGTATGGTGAGTTATTACCTTGTTCAAACATTGAACGTCCTCTTACATCAACAAGTGTAATTGTCACTGTTGGTGTAAATGATGCATTAGTTCTCATTTGAATATTTGAGATACCTAAAAATCCATTGTCAATTAAATTACCATCATTTCTAATGTTGTCTCTTAAATCACCAATAGATTGTCCTTGTTGTTGTTGGTAATTAATAGACCTAGCAGTATTAACCGCAGCATCAGTACCTAATAATTCACTTAAATAATTGTTAGAAAGAAATTCCCTATCACCAGGTTTAAGGAAATTAATCTTACCAATAGTAACAGTTTCAGACCCAACTTGATTGTTAGCAACACCGTATACTAATTTACTTCTTGGGGTTAATTTACATTCCAAGTTAGCGTACATTACTAAATTTTCCTGCTTTACATATCTATCTTCCTTACCATTCTCACCATTTACAGAGTTTGGGTCTACAAGAAAAATGTTTTCATAATCTAGGTCAATATATATACTTTCAGATTTGTCAGTGCTGTTAACGGCCATAATAGAAGAAATAATTATCTAATTGATTTTTATAATCTAACAGACTACTCTCTAAAGGAAATGGTATTCTCAAAGGATATCCATCAGGTATATTATTTTCCATTCCACCAAATTGTGGGTTAGCTTGTAAAATTAACCAACCAAAATATGGAGTATCATAAAATTGTTGTGAAATTTTATCTAAACGAGAACGACCAATTTTATAAGTGTATCTTCTATCTGTAGATTTACTTGTTAATTTAACATATGGCACAACAGTTTGTTCCCCGTTAAAAAGGAATGAATTATATCGGTTGTAATACTGAAATGGCATAGTTTATATGAATTTTATTTTATCATTAAATGTAATTAAATCATTTGTTAAGTTAACAGTTTTGTAGATATTTTGTAATTCTGTTTGTTGTTGTGACGTTGGGTTTGTAAGTTGTGTAAACGGAACGTTTCTTTCAACACCTTTAACAAACGGAGTATATTTGTCTTTGGAATAAAGATTATTAAACTGTGTGGTAATATTTGGGAAATTATCGGCTACCACATTTTGAGCGTTTCGGTATATACTCATACCATAATTTAATTGATTTTCAATTACTGATGACATACTTTGTGGAGAATTAACGTTAGTGATATTAACTGTTAATTTTTTTAAAAAATCCGGGTTAGTTTTAGGATTATTCCACATACCATACATTAAAGTACCCATTTTTTGATATATTATTGGATATTCAGTTAATGATATTGATGGTGAAATTGCAAAATTTTCTTTGTCGTATGTGTCAGTCAAGAATCCATTATTTTTAAATAAAGTAATAAAACTATTTAAGTCAGTACCTACTTGACTATAATCTAATTGTAAATTAGTGAATACTGTACTAGCACTTAAACCATAAACAGTCGTACTATTGTCAACTTTAATTTTACCATCACTTGCTAAGTCAACATAGTTTAATTTTCTTAAAACTTGAACATAATTTTCTTGAACCGATGTTAAATTATTAACAATTTCACTAACACCATTTAAATTATAAACTTTACATTCATTAAAAAGATTGGTTAAATTTGTTTTGAATTTTTTAATATCTGAATTTTTAAATCCTGCATTTTCTAACTCAATCACAATATAATTTGTGTCTATACCATTAATTAAATTATTTGTCAAATCTTCTAACGTTTTTTGAAAATCAACATATTTTCCAGCTATTTCACTTGTAGTTGGTGTACTAAATTTTCTTATGTCACCTCTATAACAATTATGATATTTTGTAGTTAATTGGGTCATACCATAACCATAGTTCGCAGCAATTTTTTGAGTACTCTGATATACCGTATCAAAATAACCAATGGTACTATCTAATAACGTATCCATTATTTTAGTAAAACTTGTAGTACCAGTAGTCCCTGAAGATGTCCTAAATATATCTTGTACATCCCCAATTGTTGAACCTCCATTAGTTTCAGGAACACCGTTATTAGTTATAGGTACAATAGGTTTACCATCAAATATTGCAGCAATTATTGACTCATCTAATGCTTTTGTACTTTCAGTTTCATCAGCTCTTTCATCATACATTTCAGTATTTGCGTAGAAATTAAATGATAGTGCATTTTGTAACTTATCAATTGGTTCTTTTAATCCCATACCTCCAATAATTGCAAATCCCATAGTTACGTTAGCAATCATCGGTTGAACACCAATACCTTCAGGATTTAAATCTAAAATTAATGGGTCATAAGTTATACTTAATGAATTCGGTATAATTTTAGTATTATAAAAATCACCAATTCTTAAGACAAGAACAGGTGGAGTACCAAAAGAAGTATTAACAGCATCATTTGAAACTACCTCACCATTTAGTCCTTTTGTTTGGATAGTATCACCAGGTCTAACACATTGTTGTAAAAATGTTAATCGTGAATTTAATCCTTCAGGTGTCATTGAGTGAAAAGCCGGATGGAAATGAGTCAATTTTTGTCTCATATTATCATAGAAGTTAGGGTCTTCACCTTTAACCATATCAAAGTAATTACATTCACTTAAAAGGTATCTTAAAAGTTTTTTAGCAATTTTTTCTCTATTTTTTTGTTTTTGTCCAACAACAACAGGTTCAGTTTTAGTAATAGTATCTTTAGTTGTTTTTGGTACATTAGTTACAGTTATAGTTTCTTCATTATTATCAGGTTGTGGTTCTGATTGGGCTTGTACAATTTTAATTGTGCTAATACCAACTTGTCTACATCCCATCGCATTTGCCGAATAAATTTGATTTGGAGGAGGTCCTCCTTCACCTTTTGCTGTGTAGAAATCTGGATTATCACTATCACCACAATTTAATTTTTTAGGCTCAATATTTTCACCATAAACCCAAACACCATTTATTTCACCAAGAGCTTCTCGTTTAAATTTTAATTTACCATCTTGAATTAATTTAGCAAATGTATTTTCCCCATCAAATTTATAAGTTTTAAACGTATTTTCAACATTACTAACTCTTCTACTCGCCAAGTCTTTATTATATCCAACACTTGCTGTTGGGGATGTTGTTCCAGTTAAAGTAATTGTACATTGTTCAATTCTACCCTCACTTAAATCAGCATATAAATTTTTCATTAATTCCTGAACTTTCTTCCAATTCCATTCAATTATATCAAACATTTCACTAACCCCATCTACTTGGTCAGCGTTCGCACGTGATTTGTAAACAGATTTTTGAGTTGAATAAGATGAATATAATGTTTGATAATTAGTAGTTGTCTCTCTTTTACGAGTATCTGGGTCCGGATAATCATTTTCATAAAAGAATCCATACTTATTTTCATAAGCAGATGGGTCAAAATTAACCGGTGGATTTGGTGTTGGGTTAGGAGTTACTGTTACAATTTCTTCATTTATAGTATTAGTAATTTCAGTGATAGTTGTTTGATTTTGAATAATGTTTTCAACTTCAAAGAAAAATTCAGGTGGAAAATTTTGATATATTGTTGCCAAATCATATAAGTCATAATTTTTACAACCTGAAAAAAATGAGTCTAAAATTTTATTCAATACCTTATCATCCATACTTTTATAAACTTTGTTAACTAATAAATTAACAATTGACGGATGGTCAACAATTATTTTAAAACTTAAAGTACCAGTTCTTGTAGTATCTTTATAAGTGTAAATTGGTTCAGGTCTTCCAAGGAAAGAATTGGAGTGAAAGTTAGGCGTTGATGTATCAGAAAAACTAATTCCATATGGTGGGAACCACATAATCCTACCTTTATTAGGGCCTCTTTCACAAGCAGGTAAATCTTTGTATTGTAAACCGGCTCTTGTAGAACCCGCCCAAGCCAAATTCTCAATTGAGAACATATATTTTTTAACTGAAGCGTTTTCTGATTTAACATTAAAAATGTTAGTTGAACTTTCTTCACTTGAAGGTGCAATGTTTAAATTAAATGTTGAATCAAATACTGAATATGTTGATTTTCTTATGTTACCATTAATTTCCCCCCCATCAATTCTTGCGGTAATTTTTTGTAAATCTTTATGTGTATAATACGGAGTATCTTTAGTAAACACACGACAATATTCATATCCAATAGGATTTGAATTATCGTCAGTAAACGCCATTACTTGAGAACCTTTGGTCATTATCTTATAACCATCGTGGAAAACTTTACTGATTTGATTAATCGCGTTACCAGCGTGTTTTAATTTTCTTTGTCCCTCAACTTTATCAGCTGCGTCTATTAATTGTTGAGTCTTAACTAATATACTATTATCTCTAACAAAATCAGTATTTGTTGAAGATAACAATACTTCTGAAGCGTGTCCTGTAATAACATTTTCAATAATACGGTATTCAGGGTCCACTTTAGTAGTACCTGATAGACCAGCTCTTTTACCAGCATTATTAATTGTCTTTGTTGATGACCAAACAAACCCTCCATCAACGTTTGCACTTGAGTCAGTTGTTGATTGCCCTTTTAAACCAAATTTAATACTTGAAATTTGTTTTCCTTCAAACTCTTCAGATACAATATCTTGTCCATAAACAATTGCCGATAACTCATCACCTTGACTATTTTCAGGTAACTCACCTGAAGGTGATGTTAAAGTACTAACATTAATTGTTTTTGACCCTACGTAGTAATAACCGGCACTTGATTGGTTATCAAATGGATTGATAGCATTTGCTATTCTTTGTAGAATTGGTCTGTTATAATAAGGTTTGTATAAATTAAAATCTAAATTTTTAAATAAAAAAGATTTTTGAGCACCACCCGTATTCACTAAAAATAACTCTGAAGGAGTATCTTGGTTGGTTCTTAAAATTCTTTGAGCTAAACTACCTAAACCTGTTTTATTAAACGCACTTTTAATTTGTCCGTATAAACTTTGTTGACTATTTGGGTCAGTTAGATATTGTCCAGGTATAATTGAATTTGGAAAATATGTACCACTTATCTTTTCAAGAGTTGTTAATATTCTTGTACTTCCAACTGTAATTCTAAAATCCCTATCAATTAACGGCTCAACACCTGTAACCATCTCAAATGGGTTAGATAACGCATCACTATTAATAGGGTTTGCCATATTAGCAACTTGTCTACTAATTCTTTCAGTATAATAGTCTTTAAGTTTTTGAGCTCCAATTTTAGCTAAAACTGTATCATTAGATAACGGTCCGTTACTGCCTTGTGGATTATCTTCCGTTAATAATGAAAGTAATGTATAACTTGATGAGTTACCAATAACATTTGTATAATATGGTTGACCTAAACCAGGTAATATAACTGTTGTAACAAAATATAAAAGTCCGTTAGCACTAGTACTAAACTTATTAACACCAACCGCTAACTTATAAAAGTCAGATGTAATGATTGGTAATTTTTCATCATTAATAGTATATTCATTAAAATTACCAATAGCCCCTATAGGATTACCATTAGCATCAAATGTTTCCGTGGAATTTGTTGTTTGTAGTGTTGTAATAAATTCCGCACCATCTAATATTCTTGTTGGCCCATATTGATTCAACGAACCCAATACCCTTGATTGGGACATTGGTGAGAACATATTTGTTGTTACACTTGGGGTATCAACCACTCCACTAACGTTTTGAACAATCTCAAATGTTGGATTATTTACATTTGAAGTAAATGAGCCCTCTACATTATACGGTGGTAGATTTTTTGCTAATAGTGAGTCTCTTAAAGACTGTGTACTGATATAGGATAATGGCACTTCAGGCATTTATTACGTTTTTTAATAAATAGATACAACTTAAATTTTTAAGCACGTAAGTACGATTGATTATAATCTGAAGGAGCATTAGTCACACCATTGTTATCCATTTTTTTACGAATACTATTGAGTAAACTTTCTACAAGTCCCTGATTATTTTTAAATGACTCACTTAACATTCTAGTATCTAGATTAGGTGGGACATTTGAAAAATCCATAGTGACTTTAATATCACCTTCAATTTTTTCCATCTTATGATTAACATCTTGTGGTTTTGACATAGATTCCGACATTGCCCTATTCATTGACGCCATCATACTTGTATCAATGTTATTTCTACTATTCGCTTCTCTTGTCATCTCTTTCATTTTTTCAATGATGTCCCCACCACCTAACATTTTCATCATACCTTCTCTTTGAGCAAAGAACCCATTGTCATCAGGGTGTGTTTGAACTACCTGTTTACTATTACCATCACCAAAAACAAATCCGTCGTGTATTTCACCTCTATTTGACGGTGGTGGTGCAATTCCTCCAGCGGCGTTTTGAACGACTCCATTGTCTTTAAATAAACTCATTTGTTCAACCCTTTTGAGATTTTCTTCAAATCTAAAACTCGCTCTATTAACCGCATCACCTAAACTATTTAAAGTACCTGTAAAAAGTCCAGTAAACCCTGCAACAGTGCCATCAAATCCTGTAGCAACGTTAGTAATATTATTATAAATGTCTTTTAAATTATCACCAGCATCGTCAATACTTTTAGAAATACCTTTAGTATCCAACGCTTTAGCAATTGGTTCAAGTATTAAATCATTAGCAGCAATAGATAAATCAACAACCGCACCTCCCAATTTTGAACCCGCAATTGCCATACCTCCTGATTTTTCAATAGCTTCCAAACTGTTAGCCATTCTTGTCAAGAAATCTATTTGGTCTTTTTGTAAATCTATCATATCTTTTGGATTCGCATATTGTTCAGAAATCGCTTGTAAATCTTCTTTACCAATTTCCGATACTAATTTTTCTTGAGTTTTACCTTGTTTATCTTCAAATTGGACATAATAACGTTTATTACCTTCAGAATCTGTTTTTAATGTTGCTAAATTGGCTAACATAGTTTTTTGTTCTTCAGTAACATCAAATTCTGGCATTTTTATTTCTGCCATTTTTAATTTTGCAGTTTCCGATTGAACAATCATTTTACTGAATTCAGAGGCAGAGTATCCCGCAGCTTCCGCAAGTTGTTTAATCACGCCTCGTTTTTCTTTGAAGATTTCTACTTCACCTGTTTCTTTATTGACGTATGTCATTCCTTCCCCTAACTTAAGAATTTGGTTTTGTAATTCCTCAACATTGTTAGTCGCTAAATCCATTGCTCTAAATGGGTCAACAAGTTCACTTTGTATACCTAATGCTTGTAATCTTGCAGAAAACTCAACCGCTTGTTCGGGTCCAATTAATTTATCCGCCAAATTAAATACACTTCCCATATCCATTTTAAACATTGCAGATTTTGCCGCCATTTTAGATAGTCCTTCAACCCCTCTTTCAAACCCGTACATATTCATTTTATCAAGGTTTGCAACCATACGACTTGATACCTCTTGAGCATCCAATCCCATAGCTCTAGCCTGATTAACAACACCTTCCATAGTGTCTTTAATATCGTAAACAGATTTACCCGCATTATCAAATGCATTAATTAAAGTACCGGCATATTCACCCGTTACTTCAGTTGTTGCAAATAAATCATCATAATACTCTTTTTGTAAAATGACTTGTTTATTTGTATTGTTTACTAAATCTTGTTGGATTTTTACAATGTCGTCTAAAGAACCACCTAATAATTTAACATCAGTGAAGGCACCTGCAATATTGTTTTTAATTAAATAAGACAACTCTCTACCACCACCCATAGTGTTGATAATTTTAGTCATCCCTACGTCAACTTCCTCTAAAGATTTAACAATCTCTCCACTGTCTAATACTTTTGATAAAGAACCTCCTAACGCAGATGTAAATCCTTGCAAGACATCATTAAGACCTTCACCTAAATTTTTTAAAAATCCCGCCATAACAATAAATAATTAAAGTTTAGTTTTTTACTCTGTTTTAGGAGTATGAATCTCAATTATTTTATTCACCAAATATCTTCTTTGGAAAATCGGTAAGATTAGAAAGTCATAATAAGAAATATTCATCTTTGAGGATAAGATAAAAAACTCATCCATTTGATGTACGTAAAAATCAGAAGAAAGGCCGAAAAAACTCCACCCCAAAGGTCACGTTCAACGTTACCTTTCTTCCGGACGGGGCGATTAATTCTCTCTTTAAGTCATATCTTGGTTCATTTTCAATTAAGAAATTACGGATGTATTTTGAATCCATAATAGGCATTTTTTCAATAGCCTTGGCAATTTCACCTTTATCTCTTGTACCGTTTAATTCAACGATTTGATGTAATAATGTTTGAGTCGCCTTTGGTGGTACTAATCCTTGTGGGTAATTTTCAAGATGTCTATTAATTTCTAAATCTTCACCAAATGTTAACAACTTTATTTTAGCAGTAATATTACTTTTTGGTAATGTTACAATAAAAAGTCCCTCCTCATCAGGTTCAACTAAAGATTCTTTAATATTCATTTCTGATAAATCAACCTTACCAACAAATGGTTCACCCGTTGCAGGGTCAATTGTAGTTAAGTTATATTCAGAACCAAATGAAGTATTTCTTAAAAATATCAATATAGCTTCAATATCACCATCCAACATCGCTTCAGGTTTCAAATCAGGTTCATATAATTTATTTCTAATTAACGCATTAATAATTGATTGTGAGTCAGCTTTTTTAATATTCATCAAATGATTCTCATCTGATGCCGTTAAAAATCCAACTTTAACACTTTTCTTTTTATTTTTGTAGAATTTACCACCGCTGGGTAAAGTCACAATATCGTGAGGTAAGTTAAAACCTATTTGACCAGCTTCTTTTGAATCCATATAAATTTGTTTTTATTACTTATAATAATCAATAAAAAAGTTTTAGTAAATAAAAAACCCCACAAATGTGGGGCTCTTATTAATATTAATTTTAAATTAGTATACTAAAATACATCTGTCAGGTCTTAAAGTTGCCGTAATAGTTGCTAAACCATCTGTAGAGTAACCTAAAGCGTTGAAGTTAACGTCAGTTAAGAAGGTGTCTTGTAACAACCATTTTTCTACAACAACTCCTGTTGGGTCTAACATTTCCAAGTCAATGTTTTTCTTATAACCCGCAGCATAACCCATACGTCCTGTAACAGACTCAGCGTGTAGACGAACCCACTCCATAAGAGCTTGTGCTGCTGAAGGTCCAATTGGGTCACGGAACGTAACGTTAATTGTCTGCCAGTTAAATCTACCTGCAACGAATGTTGAAGTGTTTAAGAACTGAATCTCCGTAGCACCGATTGTGATGTGTGGTCTACTTGTAGATTCAACAAACCATTCATTAATTCCCAAAGAGGAATCAAATCTTAATATAAATCTATTCTGCCTTTTCGGTTCGTAAGGAATCGGCATTTTCATCAGCAAATCAGCCATAATGTTTTTTTGTTTTTTTCTGTTTTATTCTTCTATAAATATATCCCAAAAGAAAAATCTATTTACTTTTGTTTTTTTTTGTAAATATTTCTACTAGTCTCCGGTTTTAGTATCATTGAACTTCTTTTTTTCACCAGTTTTTGTAGTATACATTTTTAAACTTTTTTCTTCTTCATCAGATAGTTTATCAGCCATAGCTTGTAAATTTCTTTCATCATCATCTGAAAATCCAATTGTAGGTACAAATCTATTAGATACGTCATCAATCATTTCTACATCCTGTTGTAACATTTGAGCCTGTTGTCTAACGTGTGAAATAAATTTTTTCATAGCTACCACCTTACCTTCTTCAGGATTAGTCGCACTACCTTCACCATAAGTAACAGGCGAATACTGATTCATATTCATATATAAATCAATTAATTGTTTATCTGATAGTGTTTCCGTTGAAAGTCCTTTAATTTGGTCACGGTATTTACGAAGATTTTTTACAAGTTCTTTTTTAGAAATTCCTCCAATTTCACCTTCAATCAATTGTCTAATAGCGTTTTTTATTGCGATAGGGTTATGTCCACGAGCTGTGATGATAGCAAATATTGAACCACCGTTAATTGCTTCCACAAAGTCACTCCAAGCTGGTCCTTTTTTAGCAATAAGACTACCAATAATAAAGTCTTTATCTCCCTTTTCTCCAAAGTTTCTAAAAGGGTCTTGAGCAAAATCTACAATAGTATGTCCATTATAGTCAAATTCTTCTTTTCCAACCATTGTACGATACTTTGCAAAATCGTGAGTTCCCATACCAACTTCTTTACCTTCTTTGTCTTTAAGGACTATTTTGGTTGGCATATACATAATGTTGTCATCCCAGTCAAAAGCGTAATACTTTAAATCTGGTGTTCCTTCTTCTGTAAAACCTTCAAAAATGTTTTTCATATCTTATAAATATTCAGTTAAATAAAAAACCCCCAATTAAGGGGGTTTTTAAAATTATGATATCATTTTAGATATTCTCAAACGATGCTCCTGTTGGAGTGATTAAGAACTCAATGTCAATGAATTCAAGAGATTTAGTTGGTTTGATATAGATTTTACCAATCATTTGGTTCTTATCTAAATCTTCAGGAGTGTTTTGAACTGTAACTCTGAAGTCGTACAAACCTCTGTCTCTTCTAATTGAATCCAAAATTGGGTTAACTGAATCCAAGAATTGTTGTCTTACTACTTGGTCGTTTTGTTCAAACAATAATCTTACGGCTACTGCTGAAATCAATTTACGAGCTTGTAATAACAATCTTCTTACGTTGATTCTGTCAAGAGCAGATTCTTTAACTTGTAAAGTTTTGTTACCCCAGATAACTGTTCCAACATCGTTGAAAGTTGCGATTGGGTTAATTCTTCCTTTGTAAAGAGTGTCTCTATCTTCTTGAGTTAACTTCTTACGTGCTTTAATTGCATTTACTAATCCACGTGTGTAACCTGCCGCTGCGAACCAAGGGAACGCGATGTTATCAGTCAACGCTAAGTTTCTAGTTACTTCCGCAGTTGGTGGTAAGTAGATTTGTGTATTATTAACTGTATCACGAGTAAGTACCCAAGGATAGTAAGTTGCTGTGTAGTTAGAGTCAATTCCTGATGTTTCTAAAATATCTACAACTTCTTGTGGGTAAATTAAATTATCCATAGATGTTGAAGGTTGTAGTAAGTTAAAGTCAGGGATAGTTGTGATGTAGATAGAGTCAGCTCTATTATTCTCAATCATATCAATTGACGCTTCAACAAGATTACTGTTGTTATCAATATCAATACCAGGTGTTACAAACACGTTGATATTAATTGCTTCAGGGTTTGCAAATGTTTGTTGTCCTAACAAATATGCGTAATAGTCAGTGTTTGCCCAATCAACTGTGTTATCGCCTACAGTGATACGTTTAAACATACCGGTACCTGTTGCGGTTGGGTATCTTGTTGATTGACAAGCTCCTTTTAAATAACCTGATTGTCCAAGTACGAACCTGTCAGAATTAGTTCTTCTTTCAGTGTAAATGTCCCATCCATCAAAACCACCTTGTACAACTAATGTGAACTTACGTGCGTAAAGTCTGTAGTATGGATTAGTTTCTGAAGTTGGTTCAGAGTGGAAAGATGCCACACCACAATCAAATGCTTGTTGTCCTGCAGTTACGTAAGCAGTTCCAATAGTCACTGCGGTAGCACCACTGTCCATATGGAAACCTCTTGTTTTGTAAGCCCAATCAGAACCAGTAATTGCATCACAAAAATCACTAATTGGATTTTGTTTTCCTTTATATTGTAGTAAACTGTCGTCTACTCCAAATTGTGAAGAAAATCCTAAATAACTTCTTCTAACATTATCACCTGAACTCTTTGTTGAGTTATTAGTTCCACTTGAATTACCGAATGGAGGGTCATAAATTGTTTCACCAGGGAAATAATATTTTGTTTTATACACAGGGAACGCTGGGTCAATTGTTGGGTATTCTCTATTGATATATCCTTCAAATCCACAAGGAAGTGCGTCAGTTGGAGCGTCGTAGTTAGCCTCAACCATAATGTATTTAGAGTTCAATGCATACTCTCCGTCTAATGTACCAATCTTTTTTGCGATGTAGTTATTAAGATTTGGGTCCATAGAACAGTTAGTGAATTTCTCTAAAGTAACAGGGTTTTCATCTGTGTCGTAAAAATCACGAACAATCACATCAAATGTACCATTAGTGAATGATATATTAGCAATTGTGATTTTAATTTGTGTGTTAGCCGCATTACCATCAGAGATTGTATAGAATTTAAATAATTCATATACTTTATTACCTCTCAATTCTGATACAACCCAAGGAGATACTGGTGTTTGATATTGTTCTAAATAGAAACCTAATGAATCACTTTGTAAACTTCTTGCAGAATCAGTTGAATCTAATCCTAAAGTACAATTAAGACCTCTAATATAACCTTTATTATAACCATAATTTAACAAGGTAGAATAAACTTCCTCAACAAATACAGGGACTGTTTCTTTTGGTTTACCAAAATTAGTAATACCTAAAACTTTAGATATGTAGTTAGCACTTGTTGGTTGTAAAGATACTTCATATTGGAAATTAGTACTATCAATAGTAACCCCTGATATTAAAAATGTTTGGAATGGATTACTTGTAACTGCCGAATAACTTCCTGAACAACTCATTATTAAATCTGTTGTTGCGGAGATTTGATATACTGGTCCGTTATCTGAACTATAATCTGCCAATCCTCTTGAACGTAAAGTCGCAATTGATATGTTATTATAATTAGAAAACGCAGTTCCACTTAAAGTATAATAGTTACCTGAAACAGTTCCTGTGAAAGACCCTGCAGTTCCGTAAGCGTTTCCTGAAAAACTAGTTACTTGTGAGTTAAAAGAATATCCTGTATAATCATCTCCTGAAGTTATGTTGAAGTTTGAATAAAACCAAGCGTCTGACATTCCATCACAAGTGATTGCCGATAAACTTGTTACTCCAAAATTATTAATATTGGTAGTGTAAGCCGATAAACTTGTATAATCAGTTCCTGAAATCGGTCCCCAAAAACTAGCTGTGGTCGCTGATGTTGATGGGGTTCTCATTAAACCTAATAAGAAAGATTTCATATCATCAGAAATTGTTGATGTTCCTCCCGCAAATGTTGTATAAGTACTTGTGAAGTTGTTTAAAAGTGGTCCGGGAATTGTTGTAGTGAACGAAATTGATGACGTTGATGCAGTAGTTCCTGTGAATTTAATAGTATAAGACGTTTTTGCCGCATTATACCCAACGGTATTACAATCAACATTCGCAACTGTCGCAATTGACCAAGATGGTCCCGCATCGTAACCTGATAATCCAAGTACTCTTGTTACAAATAATTGATTTGATTGTTGTAAGTATGATTTTGCAATGTAAGCTGCTTCATACTTTGGGATTTGTGTGTTCACGAATTTTTCAGGGTCAGTACCTCCAAAGTAAAGTTGGTATTCGTCGTAATTAGTTACGAAGATTGGTTCAAAGGCTGGACCTTTTAACGCTTCCCCAACGATTCCTAAAGTAGTAACACCTACGTTTTGAGACACAAAACTCAAATCTCTCTCTGATGTATACACACCGGGAGAAACGAAAACTGTGTTTGATGTTGCCATTTAAATGAATGATTTAAAATTTTTATTTTTCTATAAATACTTGTTGATTTTTCAAAAAACTTTATTACAACCAATCTATTTATTATTTAGTATGAAAAAATTCTACTTTTGTATCTATGAAATATAAGAACCTTAAAATATCAGAATACCATCACAATTTGTTGAAAAAACATTGTGATAAACACGGTCTGAAAATTTTTAAATTTATTGAGGGGTTAATAAAAAAGAATTGTAGTGACAAAGGTGATATCTACGGAGAATCTTAAATGAACTCAATTGTGAATGGTACCGATGAAACTGATGATGGATTTATTTGTGTAATCTCAATTCTTAAAGTATCACCATTGTTGATTTGTATTTTAGAAACGTCAGTACCGTAAAACAGATTGTTAATGTAAACATCGTAGGAATCCACATTAATAGTGTTACCAACTGTAAAGTTTCCATTGTACTCATATGTCTCTTGTTTTGATGTTTCACCCACATTATATTGAAAAGTGTATGAAAGACCTTCACTATCAATATTTCTAACTTTTTTAGATTTGTAAGTTTTAGTTTCAGCCTCAATTAATTGTAATACACGACTAATTGCTGGCTTAACTTCAAACTCATCTTCATCAATTAAAAATCCCATTAGAGTAAATTGATAACTTTGAATGTAATAACGTCTTTTTTCAACATCCATAACAGACTCATCTGAAATGTCATTCATTATGATTGGAATATAGTGTCCTTTAACATTTGTGTAGGCTTGTCTTGATGAAAATTTCTCAATTACTTTTTTGTTAAACTTATTTAATTCTCTCATTCTGTTACAAACAATTTTAACAGAATAAGTAATATCAACAGGAACTGGTTGTGGGATTGTGTAAACATCATAACCTTTTCTATCCCCATCCCAACTAGGTACTGCAGCATAAAAATATTGTCGTCTATTAGGTATCGTCCAAAGTAAAGATGGTAATGAACCGTACTTAACTTCGGGCATTCTAATGGTTGTAACAAATGGAGGTTCAGGGTTTTTATCTAAATTTTGAAATGTCCAAGTTTTAGTAAAGTTAGCCCAATTTTGAGTTGTCATTATAATATCAATAATTGGTACTTTAACTCCTTCAGTACTAATCTCCAAATCGTTTTTAACAAAATCTAAAAATCCTCTATCCAAATCTTCGTGTAAAATGGATTTAGGTAGATAAGTTCCGTGCTCGTTAATCATATCAAGCATTTCAATCCTACGAGGTAATCCTTCTTTTTTTGGGATAAGACTAATATCTTTCTTTATTTTTTTTGGTAATCCCATTTTATAATCCGTTAAATTCGTTTGGTCCTACAGGTGACGCATTTATTGTTCTGTAGAATGGTTTGTAACCCGCATAAGTATGTTTGTTATCTGAAACAACTCTACCGTCATTATTAACCACGTAATATCTTACACGGTTTTCTTTTTCGTAGTACCCAATGTAATCACCGTACTCAATATCAACACCAAGTTCATCTAATTGTGATTGGTAAACAGATATTCTAATATTACCAGGTTCAAATTGATTAATTTTACTATTACCTAAATTTTTATTTTCAGGTGCAGATACTTGGACGTAAGCCTTGAACTCAATTGGTGGATGAAATTTAACCCCATTTGATAGAGCTTCACCATAAACATCGTCAATATCTGTCTTTTGTTTATCAACTCTATACAAAACCAAAGTAAAGTTCATATCACCGTGTAACCATTCTTTTCCTAATTCAATATCAAGATTAAAATCCTCGGCTCCAAAAAATTTTCCTAAACGAGTAATTGGTACATTTCTTTGTGACATATTGATAAATATCTTTATTTCACTTATTATTATGAGTAATGTAATATTGACAGTTGGAAACAGGAACTTCACATTTAAGTATTGAACAAAAGGCTCTTTCAGTTTTGGAAAACTATGAAGGGTCTAATAACTATATTCTTAAAATTAAGAAGCAATGTAATGCTAATAAAAAACATATCCCAACAAGAGCACAGTGTGAGTATGTTTTGTCTTTTGAAAAAATAGTTCCTAAAGTTGCCAAAAAATGGGTCCCGATTGATTCATATTTTTCTAAAAAACTTGTTGACGATAATCCATTTATTAAAGAACCTGACCAAATTTATGTTGAAAAGATTTTAGTTGAAAAAGACAAGTCTTACCATATATGGGGTAAAGTTTTTAGTGCTGAAACTATTCACGACTTTTGGGTTCCTAAAGCGGCAGTTATTAAAGATTATAAAGAAAATGTTGTTGAGGTTGATTATTCTAAATATGAAAAACGACCACCATTATCACACCAAAAAGAAGCCATTGAGAAGTTATTAAAAAATGACAAGTTTATTTTAGCGGATGATATGGGGCTGGGAAAAACTACGAGTACGGTTATTGCTTCTTTAGAAAGTGGGTCTAAAAGAATTTTAATTATATGTCCCGCATCTTTAAAATTAAATTGGGAAAGAGAAATCAGAAACTATACTGATAGGTCTGTTTATATTTGTGAGGGTAAAAAATATGAGGACGCCGATTTTATTATTACAAACTACGACATTCTTAAAAACTTCCACGACCCAAAGGACAAAGAAAATTCATTAATTTTAAAAACTAATTTTGACCTTGTTGTTATTGATGAGGCTCACTATGTTTCAAATGCTCAAGCTCAAAGAACAAAAATTATAATGGATTTAACCAAAGATATTAAAAGACTTTGGTTATTAACGGGAACACCAATGACTTCTCGTCCTATGAATTATTATAATATTTTAAAATTAATTGATAGTCCTGTTAGTCAAAATTGGATGGCTTACGCAATTCGTTATTGTAACGGGTACCAATTTAGAGTTGGTAATAAAAAAGTTTGGAATGTTACGGGAGCGTCAAATTTGGAAGAGTTGAGAGAAAGAACTTCTCGTCAAATACTTCGTAGATTAAAAACTGATGTTTTGGATTTACCTGAAAAAATTATGACCCCTGTTTACCTTCGTTTAAAATCAAGATTATATGAAGGACTTATGGGTGAATATTATGA